GCGTGCCCGGCTTCGTCGAGGCGCGCTTCGCGCCCGCCGAGATGCGCCCGGCCATGGAGCTCGAAGCTCAGAAGTCGCTGAAATCCTCGCGCCTGCGTCAGGATCTGAGCGACGGCATCATCACCGATGAAGAATACCACATGGACATGTACGGCCGGCTGCCGCCGAAGGGCTTCACGCCCCTGACCGGCACCGGCTTCATGACGCCGGCCGCCGCCGGCCAAGTCGACGCAGCAGACGTCACACCCAACGATGACCCGATGGGCCGCAGCCTGTCCGGCGAGGGAGCCAAGGCGGCCAAGGGCAACGGCAAGGTCGGTTCGAAGAAGCCCGCCCCCTCCCGCGTGGCGGCATAGCAAAAACGCCCCGGACCGAAGTCCGGGGCGCTCTGGCGACCAAGCCTTGGCCCCACCCTGTGAGAAAGGACCGAGGCCGATGTAGCGCGGGACTAGGCCGCGCGCAAGGTCGACGGACGGGTCTTCTTGACGTAGCCGTCGACATCGACGAGCGCGAAGCCGTTCTCATTCAGGCCCTTGTAGGTGCCCGTCTGCTCGGTGCGGTAGCGGCCGGCAGTGGTGAAGCTCACCTTGTCGCCGTCGTTGAAGGTCTTGTCGGTCATGCTCTTCTCCTGTTTCTGCTGAGCAGCGTCTACTAGCCCTCATTCTGGTGACCAGTCTAGTAGTAGCCGGCCCGATATGTTTTCCAGTGGATACTCACTAAAACTCACACCGGCCCCAGACTTCGTGTTGCCCCGCTGGTCGATCTTGCCCCAGAAGCGGTCCCATGAAGCAGATCAGCAAGACCGCTGAGATCCTCGCGAAGCTCCGCGCCTCCTACGGCGCTGACGCCAACGTGGACGATTTGGCGGTCTACGAAGTCATTCTGGCCAACACGCTCCCCCTTCGTAAGACCGGTGGGCTGTTCAAGGGTGCTCGTCTCTCTTCGTCGCTGCTGCTGGAGATCGTCTCCGCAGTCAACGCCGAGAGCGTGCAGGTTCAGTTTCAGCACAACACGTCGACCGCCCCGTATGGTCGCCTCTTCTCCGCCGCCAACTATGGCGAGGAAGCGCGCGGTCTGCTGGCAGTCGATGCCAAGGCCCACCCCGATGTCGTGCAGAAGCTCGACAGCGGGACCATCGATCAGGTTTCGGTCGGTATGGTCAACAAGCAGCTGCTCTGCAGCCAGTGCGGTTTCGACTATGCCAACCCGCTCTCCAGTGAAAACCGGTGGGCGCTGGAGTGCGACAAGGAGCACAAGATCGGAGAGAACGGGACGCATGTCCAAGTCTCCGGTCTCGACAGCCTCTTCGAGGTGTCCTTCGTCGGCCAAGGAGCCGTCCGTGGAGCGCGCGTCATCGGCCCGTCCGAGAGCGCCTTCAAGGACAACCAACGTCTGGCCGCCTCGTCGGCTGCAACCGGCGACGCTCTCGCCATTCATCTGCTTGCTTCAACCGCCGAGGAAGAACCCATGGACCCCGCGATCTTCACGACCCAGCTCTCGACCGTCACCGAGCGCGCCGTCAGCGCCGAGACCCAACTGGCCTCGGTCACGACCGCTCGCGACGCCGCCGTCGCCAGCCTCTCGACCGTGACCGGTGAACGCGATGCCGCGATCACCGCCCGCGACGCCGCCACCGCCGAAGTCACCGCCCTGACGGCTACCAACGCCGAGCTGGAAGCCGCCAACACCGCCGCCGTCGCCGCTCTGACGTCGGAAGTCACCGCCGTTCTGACCGCCTGCGGCCGGAACACGGACGAGATCGCCGCCGAGATCAAGGACAAGGACGCCACGGCGCTCCTGACCATCATCCAAGCGAACCGCGCCAAGTTCGCTGCCATCATCCCCGCCGGTGGGGCGTCCAACGCCTCCGACCTGCAGGCCTCGTCCGCCCCGACCCGCAACAACGCGGCCTTCCGCAGCCCCGCCCGCGGCTAAGCCCCGCGTCGTCAGAACCCCTCCGAGGAGAGAGAAATGCCCGGTTTCCACACCCAAGTCCGCATGGCGAAGTTCGACTACAAGGACTTCCAGCACACCGTCAACATGAACGGCATCGTCGTCGCCGACATCGGCAAGGCCGTGACGTGGGACAACAGCGAAGACAACGCCGTGAAGCTCGCCGGTGACGGCGACCCGATCTGCGGCGTCATCTACACGGTCGAGGACCGCGTCAACGAGGGCCAGCTCATCGGCACCATCGAGATGAAGTTCGCCGCCTATCTGCCGATCAAGACCGGCCTGACGGGTGCGAAGGTCGTCGCTCGCGGCAAGAAGCTGGTCGGTGCTGGCGCTGGCGAGGTTCGTGCTCTGGACCCGGCCACCGACACCGAGGTCCTGCAGTACACCAACTACCACCCGCATTGCTGGGGCCTCTACGCCGGCAAGGCTATCGGCCAGCTGATCTAAGCCGGCACCCTCAACCCACCAGCATCCTTTAGGAGACCTTCCGATGCTCAAGAGCACCACCGAAATCAAGAAGGCCGCCCCGGAAACGGTGCTGGCGGGTCTTCTGGACAGCACCTCGACCGCGGCCTCTCTCGAAGCCGCCAAGAAGCTGATCCTGCAGGCGAAGGACTACGGTCTGGATCTGCGTTCCTATCTGCGTCTGTCCATCGACGCCGGCATGTCCGAGAACCGCGCCGCCTATGCGCTCGACGACAAGACGCTGCTGAACGGCTATGAGGCCTCGCTGTCCTATCTGGGCCTGCCCACCCGGGACGACCTCGACGCCGGCGTCATGCTGCAAGCCGCCGCCGACACCTTCCAGACCTTCCCCGGCACCCGCGCCCTCTTCCCCGAGGTCGTGGACGACATGGTCCAGTGGCGCTACCGCCAGACCAACTTCGAAACGACCGAGGGTCTGGTCGCCCAGCGTCGCGTCATCTCGGGCAACGAGATGATCTCGACCGTCGTCGAGGACGAGAAGGCCGACTACGAGGAGGCCGTCCGTGCCGTCTCGGAAGGTGGCCGCATCCCGATCCACTCGATCCGTTCGAGCGAGAAGCGCGTCAAGTTCTACAAGTTCGGCAACGGCTACAAGACGACCTACGAGTTCCAGCGTCGCGCTTCGCTGGACATCCTGACCCCGTATGCTCTGCGCACCCAGCGCCAGATCGACCGGTCGAAGGTCGCGGTCGCCGCCTCGGTCCTGCTGAACGGTGACGGCGTGACCGGCCCGGCCGCCGTCGTGTCCCAGTCGGCCTACAACGACGCCAACACGACCGGCACCGCCACGGCGGGCAAGCTGGGCTACAAGCATCTGGCCGCGTGGCTGGTTGCTCGTGCCAAGGCCGGCGCGCCCATCGACACCGTGATCGGCAACTGGGACATGTACCTCCAGTGGCTGTTCATGTTCGCCATCCCGACCACCAACGCGACGTCGACCGACGCCGAGCTGCTGGCCCGGTCCGGCTTCCAGATGGGCGGCGTTCCGCTGCTGTCGGGCAACATCAACTTCAAGCTGGCGTCCGACGCGCCGGCCGGTCAGCTGATCGGCTTCTCGCGCGCCGACACGCTGGAGGAGCTGACGGAAGCCGGCTCGCTCATCACCGAGAGCGAGCGTTCCATCGAGACGCAGGAAGTCACCTACGTCCGCACCGAAACCTCGGGCATGCGCCTGATCTTCGGTGACACGCGTTCGGTTCTGGACGTCACGGCCTAGACCTGACACAGAAGAAGGGGCGGCCCACCCGGGCCGCCCCACCCTGCGCTCTCATCAACACCACACAGAAGGATCTGACATGGGCAAGCTGCTTGTTGAAACCATGGACAGCAAACAGGTCGTCGGAAACGGCGAGGAGATGCACGCGCGTCACAACCGCCCGTCCGTCGTCCGCCAGACCAAGTTCATGTCGTCGCACGTCGCCGACGGCAACCTGATCATGATCGCGGCCCTGAACGACGAAGCCTCGGACAAGGAGTTCGCTGAACTCTGGGCCGCGGCCAAGGACGATGCCGCCAAGGAGGCCCTCAAGGCCGACTACGCGACGAGCTACGGCACCGAGGCCAAGAAGAAGGCCCCGCCCGAGCCCAAGCCGAAGCCTGCGGCGTAAGCCCCGATGCTCACCTTCATCCAAGGTGAGGATCTAATGATCGCCGTCCCGCTCGCGCGGGACGGCGAACCATTTCTGGCCGACACCGGGTCGGTGACTTGGTCCCTGCGTCGCCACGATGGCACGCTCGACCCCGCCCGGACCAACCTCGCCTTCACCAGCCTCTCCGACACCACGCTGCTGATCCCGGTCCCGCTCGCGGCGAACGCCATCAGCAACGACCGGCTGTTCGAGAAGCGCACCGTGGTCGTCCGCGGGCTGCGCGGTGGGCAGCCCTTCATCGCCACCACCCAATATCGACTGTCCTCGTGGCTGAACCACTCGGTCACGCCAGATCTCGTGCGCGCGTTCATCGGCACCGACATCGGTGAGCTGCCCGACGCCGAGATCGACCTCGTGGCCGCCTACTACGATCTCACCACGCTCGTCGGGGTCACGACCCTCGCGACTGCTCTCTCGAGTGGCACCGAGCTGGAGATCCGCTCCAACGATGCGATCAAGGCCATCGCCGTCCTGCGCGCCCTGCCCGGCGTCCGCCAGCGCATGCTGAAGCGCGCCGAGGACGGCACGCTGAAGAGCGAGCGGTTCACCATCGATTTCGACCGGCTGGCCGCCGACGCCGCCGCCCTCATCGCCCGGGCCGTTAATGAGGTCGGTGGCGTTGACGCCGTCGCGCCCGTCATCTTCGTCCTCGCCGGCCCGGCTACCGACCCGGTCACGGGCGAAGCGGTGTAGCCATGATCAGCCTGAAGAGCGTCGGTTCCCGCTTCAACGAGCCCGTTCGGATCGTCGGCGGGGCGAAGACCCATGCCCGCATCCAACGCGCTTCCGACGGGGGTGCCCCGGGCGTCGAGTTCGCGCTGCCCAAGACGACCCTACGCGTCCGACCCGGCTCGATCATCACCGCCGGCCTCGTGGTCCAGCTGCCGGGCGGGGACAAGTTCCTCACGGCCGAGCACAGCGAGACGGCTGAGTACCGGACCTTCCACCTGTTCCAGACCGACCGGAATGTCAGCTGGACCAAGCCGCTCACCCGGCTCCACCCGGTCTCCAAGCAGCCCATCGGCAACGGCTCCGAGAGCATGGGCCTGATCTGGGTCATGTGGGAGCGGACCCGCCGCGAGTTCATGGACCTGTCGATCCGCATCGCACAGGAGAACTATATGGTCGCTACGGGCGCACCGGTCGAGATCGGCCACTATGTGGACGGCAAGCTGGTGAAGCGCGTGAGCCACGCCCTCGGCGTCCGCATCTTGGAGCTTCAGGGATGAAGGTGCAGATCGGCGGGGTCCAGCGGTCGCTGGTCGACGCCGCCGACCTCAAGAAGGCCGAGGATGCGGTCGCCAACCTCATCACCGCCAACGCCGTCGCCAGCGTCATGGACGTCTCGGTCAAGTCGCTCACCCGGCTGGAGGAACGCATCCGCACCGCGGCCACGGCTGAGACGGCCCGGATGATGGACGTCATCGTCGCC